CTATTCGGTTTTCCCTAGCTGCTTCACGGCCTGATTGATGCCTGTGGCCGCAAGGCCGGACACCGCGCCCACAGCTGCCGCCGTGATTGGGTCCGCCGCCGGGAACTCCGGCATGCCCGCATACAGGGCTACAAGGCCCAGCACAAGGCCAGTGCCGCCGCAGATGACCGGTATGTACTTGTTGTCCAGCGGCGTGGTTTTCACGCCCGTACCGGCGAGATAGCACAGCACGGTGATGGCTGCGACGGTGCCCAGCCCAAATACAGAAATATCCATAAAATCAGTCCTCCTTGATGGGTAGCTTTTGCACCCGGTTATATAATTCAGTGCCTGTCCCGTTACCGCCCAGCGCATGGTAGGCGCGGTACAGGTATTCGATGTTTTTCAGGCTATCCACGTCGATGTGGCCCTGTGCGATATAGTGTTTGCAGCCCTGGTACAGCCTGTCGTGCAGCAGTGCCAGGTTTGCATCTTTCATGGCATCCAACGTGCGAAACTTCCCCCGCACCCATTTCCAGAGCGCCCCAAGCCCGCCCGCAACAATCCCCATCGCATAAGTAAGCCAATACTTTTGAATATGATCCCACACTGGCCTATACCCCCGCGACGTATGCCTTGATATTCGCAAGGCGCTTGTTTGCTTCATCCGCTCGTGCGTTTGCTACCTCAAGCTGCTTTTCCAGCTCCGCCGTATCTCCTCCCTGCGCCACGCAGGCCGTGAACGCGTCGCCCGGGGAAAGCGTCACAAGCTGGCAGCGGTCGGCCAGCACCACGGCGTAACGCTGCACTCCCGCCACGAAGATGCGAACCCAGCTGTACCCGCCGGAGCTGCCCACCTCGGCCTGCACCGGGTAGCACACGCCCTCGGTCAGCTTTCCGCCGTTATAGTGCTTGTCCACCGCATTCACATTGGGCGCGGTGAACACCTCGCATTTGCCGCTTGTCACCTTCAAAAATTTCATGTCGTCCTCCTTGTCCGTTGTATCCGTATAAGTGCCAACCGCGTTCCGCACGCCTGCATAGCCTGCCGGGTCTATCGGTGTGCCATAGGCGTTGCGCACTTCAAAATGCGTGTGCGCGCCGAAGCTGTACCCGGTGTTTCCCATCGTGCCAAGCGCCGTTCCCGCCTGCACGCGCTGGCCCACGCGCACCAGCAAACTGTCGGCTGCCAAATGGCAGTAGTAATACTTGCGTCCGTCATTGCCGTCGATGCGCACATAATAGCCCCACTGCCACGTCAGGCCGCCCGCGCTTTTGGGCACAATGCCCGCAAACCCCACCGTGCCGCCCGCGACGGCGTGCACTGTTTTATCATCGTCCCCCACGATGTCGATGCCGTTGTGGTTCGGGCGCGCCGACAGCCGAAAGCCGGAGGTTACACGGTTGCGCCCCTTAAAAATCATCATGCGCTTTCCGCCTCCCCAACAATTTCTTTGTACTGCGCTTCGGAAATAACGCCTTTAAGGACGGCCTGCCGCACCTGCGCGGCGCTCCACAGGCCCATGTCGTACCACTTTTTAATGTTGTCGTACATGCTTAACCCTCCAGCATCGTGTCCGTTATCATGGCAGTGTAGGCAATCTGCGCCTCCACACGGTCAAGCTGTGTCGGCTCCGGCGCAGGCCGCGCAGCGATCTCTGCCGTCTTCTCCGCCTCTGTGCGTAGGGCGGGCGTACCGTTTGCCAGCTTGTAGTTCGCGCAGCCATCCGGCCCGTACAGCGGCAATGCAAAGTAATTGCCTTGCGCGTGGTGGTACTTGTCGCCATACCCTTCATCAATAGCCGTCCAACCCGCCGTGTCGGCCAGAAACGCGCTGCTGTTTATCTCCACGATGCGCCCGGCCGCATCCGTGCGGATGTATACTGTATATTGTTCTTCCATGTTGATGCTCCTTTATATTACAGGTCGGCTGAAGCTGTCCAGCTATCGAGTAAACCGCTTGACCCTGAAAACTTGACTGTGAATCCATAAATAGATGCAGTCTGGTCTTCGCGGCTCTCGGGCGAGTATCCAAGCGTTACGGTAGGTGCTACCCGCATCGGAACGCCGAACTCATGCACAATATATGATTTCCCGCCATACGGCACCGCGTAGAGATCATCTTCCGATTTTTGATAGTATCTCATGCACTCCGCCAGCTCCGCCCCGTATCCCTTCGGCACATACGGCGTTGCCACGCTGCCTTTTTCCAGCTTCGTCCATGTAAGCGTGCAAGTCTGCTTTATGACGATATACACCGCGATTTGGTCTGTATTCCCTGCCGGGATGAATGCAGCAGCGCGAATATCATCCGTATCAACCATACTGTCCGCGTCTACCGCCGCAGATTTGATTTGCAAGGTTGCAGACCCACTGTATACTGTACCGTTAACCCTGACAGTCAAGGTCACCGTGTCGCCCTCCGACAGTCCTGTATCCGTTAACAACTTGTACTGTATAATCCATGCGCCGGCCCCTGACGGCGTGAGCAGCATCCCATCATCTGTCATGCTGCCCGTAACAATGTATTTACTCCATCGGTCGCACAAGTATGCTGTGTTGCCGTGAGCGCCGTTGTACCCAGCCTGAGCAATTTTATAATCGCTGTTGTCCAGCAGGTTCGGATACACCGCACCGTTCACCAGCTTATTCACTACGGAAAACCGCTTCTTGATCTTCCCGAACAGCACGGTCAGCTCTTCCCCCGTCTGGATATCCGCATCCTGCTCCGCCTCGGTAAAAGACGCCGTTACGTTGGAGCCGTCCCCGTTGCGCGGCAAAAGCGGCTGCTGCTCGTTTCCGGGGTCATAGATGCTTTTCGCCATGTCGCCCGCGCCCAGCTCCACCACCTTCGCGCTGATGGCCGCGTCCGTCTCAGCCTTGGAATAGGCCCCCGCCTGCGCCGCCGTCACCCCGTGGGGGTTGTCCGCGCGGTCCGTGTGCGCTTTTACAAGGTCCCGCAGTCCGTTCAGCACCGCCTGCAGCTTTCCCGCCGGCGCGGCCGTCACCCCCTCGGGCGCCGCGGCGCCGATGTCGGCGGCCGCCGTTTCGGCCTCCAGCTGGCCGGCAAGCTCGTTGAACGCGGGCGCAAGCACCTCCCGCGGCAGCTCGTCCATAATGCGCTGCATCTCGGCGGTGGAAACGCCGGGCGTGTCCGGCCGCCCCACGTTCCCCTTGCCCAGCATATCCCCTTCTGTAATTTTTCGAAACGCCAT